AGAGGGCTTATACAACTAAAATTTAGGTATGAGCGTGATGTAATACTATGTAAACTAAGTTTTTAATGAACATCGAACATGAGATGATAGAAAAGTTAGCAGATGATATGGCAAAAGAAATTGATTATGATATTCTTGTTACCTTGTTAAACTGGACAAGAGTTGAACTGCCTCCATTTACTGACAGGTATAATGCGGTAGACATTGCCGACTGGTGTACTGATAACTGTACAGGTAAGTTTATGAACTTTGGTGTTAAGTTTGCGTTTGAGAAAAGTAAAGACGCTGAGTGGTTCATCTTGAGGTGGAAGTGATGGCAACGATACCGCACATACAAGACTATGATGACGATGATCCTAACATAGAACATCGTAGAAAACGATGGGACTATTGGGCGGCATTGAAGCTTGTGCGTAGAGAATATCAGGAACAAAACAAATATACAGAGTTTGATGCGTATGATTTTGAAGATTACCTTGAAGGTAAATACGGTGTAAAGATGAACATTGTCGGTGGTAACATAACAGATGGTTATCAGATAGTAGACGAAAAGAAGTACCTAATATTTTTATTGAAATTCCAATGACCAACTCACCTTTCGAATTATACGCAACTGATTTTAATAATCATGTGATACACTGGCCTACATTTAAAAACATCAGAGATGTAGATACCAGAATAAAACTTCTAGACATTTTGTTTGGAGAAGTAAAATGTTTTGAAGTAGGATTAGGTCTGTTGTTACAAGGCGGTGATCTTGACACATTGTGGATTAAATTTAGTGCTTGGGCACAAGATACTAATCATAGTTATAGTGAATATTTACAGGACATGTATGAGATTCGTGCTGTTGTGTTCCGAGACAAGACTGAAGCAATAAAGTTTCAAGACATACTAGAAAAGAAATATATTTGGAAAATGTTAAAGGCATGATATGGCAAATGATATAATGATTGACATTGAAAGTTTAGATACGACACCTAACTGTGTTATCTTAACTATCGGTGCAGTACGATTTGATCCTAAGGGTAGTGGTGTAATTGAACGACTAGAATTACGACCTACTGTTGAGGATCAAACAGAGATTTACAATAGAAGTATTAACGAAGATACATTACGATGGTGGAGTGAGCAGAGTCCCGAAGCACTTGAAGAAGCTATGGGAGACAATGGACGTATACCATTCAAAGAATGCATGGAGATACTCTACAAGTTTTGCTGGAACCGTCGTGCTGTTTGGAGTAACGGTGCTAGTTTTGACTGTGTAGTAATGGAACATGCCTGGAGACAAACATCGGACAAGCCTAATCCTATTCCTTGGCCTTTCTGGACAGTCAGAGACACACGAACATTGTATGAAATAACAGGTGTCAGTCTTAAAGACGGTGGGCATAGTACAAGTCACAAAGCAGTAGAAGATGCCGAAAGACAAGCAATCGTTGTGCAAAAAGCGTATACTAAATTAATTAAAGCAGAATTAGTAACACCAGCAAAATGAGAATTGATTCAGACATTGACATTGACTTTGGTGATAGAGATAAATTATTATCTATCATCAAACATACACCTGCGTCAATGCGTAATATTACTCCTATGCGTAGACACAATACTGGTGTCTATATAACAGACATTCCCTATGATCCTGTCAACAACATGTCAGCACTTCATTATGAAGATGCAGAGAAGCGCGGGTACTTCAAACTAGACTTGTTGAATGTTCACGTATACTCACAGGTGCGTGATGAACAACATTTGATTGAATTGATGTACGAACCTGAATGGTCTAAATTAAATGATAGGGTATTTGTTGAGAAGTTAATTCACTTAGCAAATCATTATCAGAGTATTCAGAAGATGCCTGAACCTATCAATAGTATTCCTAGACTAGCAATGTTTTTAGCATTGATTCGTCCCGCTAAGAAGCATTTAATTGGTAAGAGTTGGAGTGAAGTGAGTCAAACTATATGGGACCGTGAGAATGACGGGTATAGTTTTAAAAAGAGTCACGCTATAGCTTATGCACAGTTGGTTGTTGTGCATATGAACTTACTTACAACATCCGTTTTACAAGCGTAATACTACGGCGTTTGGACCTACGTTTATGTAGTTCACTTATACTACATGTAGGACCATGTATTACAGTCAGACTTTTATTGTTGAAAGTCCTTAAATAGGGTCTGAACATAATCCATTCTTCCTTTAAGAATAGATTGATGGGGACTAATCTATTACTTTCCCACCACCAAACATCCCCTAATTCTAAGAATTTCTCCTTAACTATAGGGTCAATTATAGCACCATAGTCATAGATTGTGGTGACTATATCATCTCTATTCTGTACGATTCCAACATAATCTTGGTTGGCATATGAACATATAGTGATGAACGGGTGGTTTTCAGTTAATTTCTGGAAGAATTCGTTTTGAATCATTGTTATTGTATTGACCGAAATATTTATCATCGGGTTGCCTGGCAATATATTTTGATAAATATGTTTATGTACTCAACTCAAGTATTCGTTTATACACAACGTCAAATCGTTATTCTTTTATCAGGAAATTCCCCTAGGAGTTATATGCCTCAGTATGCCAAGCCACTTACTCTACACAAAGGTGTAGACAATCAAATTCAATTTCAGTTCCTTAATCAGGAACAGAAACCTGTCAATATCACAGGAAAAGAAATCTCTTGTAGAATATTAAATGCTACCGGGGTTACAGTTCTTATTAGAAAAGCACTTACTATTCAATTAGGTGCAACAGGCATAGCCGCATTAATGTTAAACCCAGGAGAGCTAGAAGAAATTGAAGCACAAAAATGTTATTACACATTAGAGATTCCAGTAGGCACATTTGATTACCCGGTATTCGTAGACCAAAATGCAGGTGGTCGTGGGGATATGAATATTGTTAATTCAATATTACCTAGCTTTGTTCCTAGTAATGAAATAACTATTCCTACTGGTCAAGCATATCCTAATCCAGATTGGTATTCAAGCGACGGATCATATGTGCCTGATTCTAATTCGGTCGTATATTATACTAGTGTTTATACCACAAGCAACAATCCTACATTAACACTGCAAGCCACATACACTGACTTCTATGGTAATGTATTGATTGAAGGTTCTACTATTGGTAACACAGATTGGTATCCAATCAGTACAATATATAGTTATACTGAAATAACAGACACATTCCATTATAATGTAAATGGATATCACCCATTCATCCGTGTGGGCTTTGTAAGCAATGCGGGCGCAGTAACCAATATATTGGCAAGATAAGTATTGACTGTGTGACACAATTGTGTTACACTAACTAAATGTTCGATATTCTGTCTATAATTCCAGGCAAGAAAAAACTCACTCAAGGCGGCTGGCAAAGCTTTAATGCTGTGTGCTGTAATCATCGTGGGCACAAGACCGACACACGTAGTCGGGGTGGTGTGAAATTTGACGGGCAAACTAATTGGTCATATCATTGTTTCAATTGTGGGTTCAAGTGTGGGTTTACATTAGGTAAGAGTTTATCAAAGAACACACGACAGTTACTAATATGGTCTGGAGTTGATGATACACAAATTAGTAAGTGGAGTTTAGAAAGTTTACAACAAAAAGATATATTAGACTTTACACAGCCTAAGAAGAAAGTTAAGATTAAGTTTGATGAACACAAATTGCCTGAAGATGCAGAACTACTTGATAAAAATAATCCACTACACAAAGTATATGTAGACTATTTACAAGCTAGGGGTATAAGTAGTAGTGAATATCCTTTCATGGTCACTCCCAACGAATCAAGTCGCATGGGAAATCGCATCATCATACCCTATACATACAAAAACAAGATTGTTGGTCAAACAAGTAGGTTCTTAGACAATAAGATTCCGAAATATATCAACGAACAACAACCTGGTTATGTGTTTGGTTATGACTTTCAACAACCTAATCAAAGTGTTTGTATACTAGTCGAAGGCATCTTTGATGCATTGAGCCTAGGTGCCTGTGCATTAACTCATAATACAATCAGTGACGAGCAAGCAGAACTACTATCACAACTCAACAGACAAATCATTTTCGTCCCCGACCGTGATAAAACAGGATTTGACTCCTGTGAGAGGGCAATTCAATTAGGCTATAATGTCAGTCTCCCATATTGGGACAGTGACGTAAAAGATGTTAATGATGCTATTGTCAAATATGGCAGACTACCTACACTGCTCAGTATATTACAATCAGCTACAATGAGCAAAATTAAAATAGAAATACAAAGGAAGAAAATTGGTAAACAAAACGGATTCTAAAAAGCAAATTGATTATACACCAGATGTACAAAAGCTTTTTTTAAGAATGATGATGACTAACGCTGAGTTATATACTCGGGTTATGAACATTATGAACAGTGAAAACTTTGATAAGAGTTTGCGACCAGTCGCGGATATGTTCAAAGAACACACTGACAGATATAAAGTTTTACCTGATGTAACTCAGGTTAAAGCAATGACAGGAGTAGAGATTGAACCTATCCCTGACTTAAGTGAAGGGCACAATGAATGGTTCTTTGATGCATTTGAAGCATTTACTAAGCGACAAGAACTAGAACGGGCTATTCTTAAAGCCGCAGACTTGCTTGAGAAGGGTGACTTTAGTCCTGTTGAAAAACTAATCAAAGATGCAGTGCAGATTAGTTTACAACGAGACATGGGTACTGATTACTTCTTTGACCCTAAAGGTCGTATTAACAAATACTTTAATGCAGGTGGACAAGTTAGTACAGGCTGGCCCCAGATGGATCGTATCTTATATGGTGGCATGAGTCGAGGTGAACTCAACATCTTTGCAGGTGGTTCAGGCTCAGGTAAGAGTTTAGTTATGATGAACATTGCATTGAACTGGTTACAAGCAGGAATGAGCGGAGTCTACATTACACTTGAATTGAGTGAGGAGCTAACATCACTGCGTACTGATGCTATGTTGACACAGATGGGTACAAAGTCAATTCGTAAAGATATTGACACAACCGATCTTAAAGTTAAGATGGTAGGTAAGAAGTCTGGTAAGTATCGTGTCAAAGGATTGCCTGCACAGAGTAATGTAAATGACATTCGTGCTTACTTAAAAGAAGTACAGATTCAAACAGGTATTAAAATTGACTTTGTGATGGTTGACTACCTAGACTTGGTTATGCCTGTTTCTGTTAAAGTTAATCCTAACGATCAGTTCATCAAGGACAAGTATGTTGCAGAAGAATTGCGTAACTTAGCTAAAGAGATGGGTATCTTGTTAGTCACAGCTAGTCAGTTGAATCGTAGTGCTGTTGATGAAATTGAATTTGACCATAGTCACATTGCAGGTGGTATCAGTAAGATTAACACAGCAGATAACGTGTTCGGTATTTTTACAAGTCGTAGTATGCGTGAGCGTGGTAAGTATCAGATTCAATGTATGAAAAGTCGTAGTTCAACAGGTGTAGGTATGAAAATTGACTTAGACTATGACATTGAAACAATGCGTATTAGTGATAGTGATCCTGATGGATATGCGGATCAACAAGCAAAATATCGTCCAGCACCTAGTCCGACTGACATT